CTTCATTCATCTTGAATGAGTCTTTCATCATTTGCGGAAACTTATGAAAAACGGACTGCTTAGATGCACTATTCATCTTATCTGCTGTATCAGCAAGACGATATCCAAGCTGTTGTGCATCGTCAATTGCTTCTTTAGGAACAGATACCTTTTTCAAGTTATCGCTTAAGTTCTTTGCATTTACAGATGATTCTTTAATAACAGTTGGAACTTTTTCATCAATTGCGTTTGATCCGTATTGTTCGGCATCACCGTCACCGTCACGCATAATAGTGATTTTGCTTTTTGCAAGTTCATCCGCTTTTTGCTTCTCGACTTCAAAACGCTTGATAGCTTCTGTACCATCATTGATAGCATTTCTGTATTGATTCATCTGCATAATAGACCTGTACCAGTCTTTACCGCCCATTTCATCAGTACCAGAAAGCGTTACTTTATCAGCAATACTTTGTTTCATGCGATCATACGCACGTTGATTTTTAGAAACTTCATTCCGTAAATCAGAAATTCCCATAGAAGAAAAGTCGGTTGTCGATTTAGAATTTGCGAATTTTTCATTGATTTCAGAATACGGCAATGCCGGAAACTTCAAATCCGTTCTGTTTTTCTTTTGTGAATCTGATCTCTGACGTGTTATTTCTCTTGAAAGCGATGCTACTTTTTCAAGACCTGATGTATTCAGTCCTGCGCCGAATAATTCAGAAAAGCTTTTTCCAGTATCTTCGATTTCGTGCATCGATGCAGATAAATCCGTAGATTCTGTCTTTGCTTTTTGTATCCCTGATACAATATCGCTTACACCGTCTGCTACGCTTTCGTAAGCAGAGTCTTCCAACCAGTCCGGTTTATAAGTTCCTTTACTGGTTTCGTAAAACTTTTTAACAGCATCGTTAAGCTGATAAAATTCGTCTTCAACATTATTTACATCTTTTAAAATGCCTGGGAACTGTCCTTTAAGTTCTTGATATATTGAGTCTAATTCAGTTCCAGATGAAGTGTTTATCTTCTGTTTAAGGACACCGCTTCTATCCTTGTATGAATCGCCTAATGATTTGGCTGTAGCTGGATGTATCTTGATACGTCCCATTGCCTTAATGGTTTCATACAATCTCTGGTAATCATCGGATGTAGATTTTGCAATAGATCCGTTCTTAGACACTAATGCTCCAAGAGATTTCATATCCTTGTCTAATCCCTTGTATGGGTGCCCGGAAGTTTCTGCAAGTCCCTTAGAAATTTTACTGGTGAGAGCTTTTACCTGTTTCTGCACATCCGCTCCGGCTTTATCGAGGTTAAATCCGCTGATAAGGCTGTCAGACAGTTCTTTTCCAGATTTCTTTGCGGAATTTTTCATTGCACTTCCAGATAACAGCTTGTCAAAATCGACATTCTTAAAAGAAAATCCACCCTGAGCCATAAGCATAACTTTTTCAAGTGAATCTGCAACTCTATTAAGTTTCTTTTCCATCGTACCTAGTGCACGATTAGCATTGTTCGCTTCTGTTTCTACCGCTATCTCGAGTCTATCAATTTCATCTGGCATATTTGCTCTCACCTACCTTTAATCATCGAATTTCTTGTTAATGGCACTAATAAACTGCAAAAACTGCGCTTCTCCAACATAAGAATCTTCGTTTGTTGTTTCTTCTTCGATTTCCTCATTTCCCTTTAACAATGGATTTTCAGGATACGAAACTTCTTTTATAAATGCTGATGCAATTGCGCATTGCACATAAGAACCATGCAACCATGCACTATATTCAAGTAGGTCGCATTGTTCCTGTGTTTTACGTTCATATTCTTTTACATATGCATTTATAATCTTTGGAGTAAGATTGTAAAAATCAGTCATTGGAACCCCACTGCGAATAGCACGGGGCAACCAATAATCCTGTATGAACTGCGTACAACTTACGATTCTGATTCCGTTTTCGCTGTCTTCTTCTGATCGGATTTGGCTTTTTTCTCCGCTTCTTCCTCTTCTGCCTTTGTCGGCATTCCGAGCATCTTTCGGAAAAAATCAGATTCATACACAAGCTCCATAAAAGTATTGGACAGCTCAACGATTGTTCCACCGCCAAGAATGTGCTGTTCAACGATATGCTCAGCTTCTGCACGATCATAGCCAACCACTCCACATACAAGCGCTACAGCCAGTAGCATATGCTGTCTTTTCTGGATTGCATCAACAATAGAAAACCCCTGCTCTTCAATGTGTGTGTATGCACCAATCTGTAATTCCTGTACTTCGTATGTCTTTTTGTTAATCTTTACTTTCATGTTCATTCTCCTTAATTAAAAAATAAAAAGGGAGGTTTCCCTCCCCTTGCTTACGCTGCCGGTTCAACATCAACAACGACTTTTGTAGAATTTGAGCATTTAATGGTCATTCCGATTTTTCCGTTTACTTCACCTTCTGTGATGCGAACTGAATGCTGTCCGTCCCATTTTGCAGTTCCGAGCGCACCGCCTTTTCCGAGCTTTAATCTGTATTTCAGATCCTGCAACGAAAGATCGTCAATTGCTTTGTATTTTTCCGGTGAATAGTTGGCCGTAAATTCCATTCCATCCATCTGCTGTACACCCAGGATGAATGTCTGCATTTCATCGGACATATCAGTTACATCGATCTGCTCCGGATCACCGCCGAGTGCCGGGAATGTTACGATCGGCGTTAATTCTGTCCAAGTTGTTCCATCTTTTGAATACTCTAAAGTCGTTCCAATGGTTGCGTAAGCTTTTCCGTTAGCTGCTGCCATAATATACCTACCTTTCTACCGCTTAACTAATGCGGTCAGCGAATGCCTCCTAATGGCATCCGGTAAAATTACATATTAAAACAGGGAACTTTACGCTCCCTTAGTTTCAAATTTCTCTATTTCATCTACCGTTGAGACAAGTCTTGTAAACCTTGCCACTGTACGATAGATACTTGTGTCCGATGCATTCGAGACAGGCTTCGGACCGTATGTACGGCGATATCCCATCATTCGCATTGCATCACAACACTGATTTATGATATTCCTTGATTCCGTGTTGCTTTTATTGGAATAGCACTGAATCTCAATTACAGAAGTTACGGCGTTTTCGTTATTCTCCAAATCCATACATGCATCTGGGTTATCAATTTGAACAACCGACACTGCCGGGAATTCTGGCGGTGCTTTGCTGGAATAATTAGATACATTCTTACAAGTTTCTGCCACATATGTTTTGATGTTGGTCAGAACTCTATTCGATACGTCAATCACTTCCAAACACCTCCCTTGCTATATCGGCTATAGTATTCATGCTTCGCAATTCAGAAGCAGTATTGTACATGAATGGTCTTGACGGCATACCTTTTGTCCAATGCCATGCCCCATCCTTGAAATAGTGCCATCCTTTTTCACCGTGTTTGTTTGTATCATATTTCCATCCAACAATCGAAGTATCTGGATGAGAATTTTCGGATCCAACAATACCAGTACCAAATTCAACGAATTTCGCCCAGGGGCACGCCGTATAAATGTAATACGATGCGCCTTTAGATACAATGTCGCCCGGTTCAAAATCCATGCTATTAAGCAGTTCGCCGGTATAGATTGCTTCTTCGCTTAAGATATTTGCTTTTGCAATAGCAACACCTTCCTCAGCAAGACGCCGTGTGAATTCCTCACATTTTTCTTGTAGATCCATTCGATAATCATGTATCCGATCTGCCAACTCACGAAATTCTCTAGCGGATAATCCCACTTTGTACCTAGGCATTTTTCTTCCTCGCTTTCAGGGCAACTACCAATTCGTTTAATCCATCTGCTATACCGGCCACAGTATAGTCAGCTGATTCTTCGTCAACCGTACCATCTGCATTCAGAACCGGCTCAGACTTCCAAATAAGAGATTCTTCTGTTATAGGAAGTTTCTGAACTGTTGATAGCGTTCTTGTGTAGTCCAAATTCGTTCCAAATACATCGGCATAGGCATTTCCTTTGCTTGCCGATAAAGTAGCGAAAAAAGAAACAGGAGAACCATAACCACTGTCATAATCTCCCGTTTCATCACCATTCTCATCCAGAATCGGATTCCCTTTTCCGTAATTCGAATACCATAATTTTGTTTCATTTTTCTTTAAGTTTCTCAATGTGCTATCCCTCCACCATCATTGCACATATTTCCCTGCGACCATTCCGGCAAAATCGCCACTTTGGTCACGCACAATCTTCTTACAACTTTACCCTGTTGCCGGGAGATAATTGGATCACCGCCTTACTGAGCCGATAACACTGTTGCAAAAGGAATTACCTGACTCAAGATATCATCTCTGCTTACGAAAGTTCTTGAAATACCACTATCGGAATAGCTCGAATGGCCCTCCGCTCCAATGGTATTCCAATCATATAAAGCGAGACGCTTAATTATTGGTTTCATTTTTTTCAGATCCTTTTCTTTGAATTCATCTGTGTGATGACCTTGATAATTTCTTACACATTCAACATCATCCACAGCATTTCTCACCTTAACCAACAGAAGAGCTTGATCGTTTTCTCCTGTCAGCTCTGAATTCAATTCAGTTTTTAAATCGGAAAATATACTATCTATAAGCTCTTCCATCGATCATTTACTCCTTAACCTTCGGCTTTTGCAGTTACCGTTGCACTTCCGGCCTTTAAAACCTCATAGTTCTTGTCGCATTCAGCAACGATGATATGTTTTCCACTCTCTGCTACGATATCTGACTTACCGTCCCAAGACTTCCAAACACGAACATTCTGTCCAGCTTCAACTGTAGTCTCTTCATCGGAAACTTTATATTTATAAGAATTTCCGGAAGTGAGTGCAGGCGTTACAGTCAGTTTTGTTGCTCCCACAGCTGTTCCAGCTGCTGACTGTACTGTGAGCGTTCCAAGTTCAGCCGGCGCACTGGCACTTACCTGTACATAGCGTCTTGCCATATCTTCATCGTGTGGTGTTCTCATGCTCAGATTAGTAATCTTTGCTGAATACCATTCTGGGCCGTGATCAAGACCAATCTGTCCGAAGATCTGTTTCTTTGTTCCTGCACCGACTTTTGCAAGTTCTTCAAGGAAGAAGTTTCCTTTTTTCGGTACAATCTGTTCAACCGGTGCCATGATAGATGGGTCAAACAATGCAACTGTTCCCGTTGGAAGATATTTCAGAGTCTTAAGATATACAGTTCCAAGCGGTGTAAGTACCTGATCTACTGCAATACCATTGATATCTCTTCCAGCACTCACGATTGTCAATCCGTTAGCTGCTGCATCCGCGTTAAGCTGTAATCTTCCAGTAGAATCAAGCCCCACTACAAGGTTTGTTGTATCTCCGTTAGAATCATCAATGCACTTCATAGCTTCGCACAGCAGCATAAACGAAAGCATCTTTCCATCTGCATCAACGATATTTGATTCAATTGCATTAAGGAGACCTCTTGATTTATTCGGAACATTGTCACCTGTTGACTTCTGATATTTTCCGTTAAGGAATGTGTACTCAATGTCCTGCCCGATTTTAGCCATTTTAGCAGCAATCTGGAAATCTTCTTCACTAACTGGATTAGCCTGCTGTCCTGCAACATTAATTCCTGAAAGAGTTCCCATGTTAGACATCTTTCCGTAAGAAATTCCAACGCTTTCCTGGAAAATCTGAGTAACATTTGTCTTCTGCTCTCTTTTCAGAACAGATGCATCCGGTGCTGTCAATGATTCAGCTTCCGAAATATTTGGCTGAGATCCTTCCGCTGTCTCATATTCCTGTCCTGTTACGAATTCTGTGTGATTTGTAAATTTTCTGTGCGCACCAATCATTGTCGAAAATGGTGTCTTGGTATTACCTTTGTTAAAAAGCATACCGCTAAAATTAGGAGTGTTTCCACTCATTGCAAATGTGTCTGCCATTTTTTAAATCTCCTTTTCTATTTTGCGTTAGCTTCTGCCTGCTGACGAATGAGAGATGCCACCATGACCATATCTCCTCTTTCCTGAGCTTCCGCAATTTGTTTACTGTAATCTACTGTTTTCTGGTTGCCTGACGGAGGTGCTGGCATATCCTTCATGATTTCTGCTTTAATGCTTTTGCGCACTTCATCATCATGCTTCTGCTGGATTTTGAATACTGTATCCATATCTCCATCGTAAAGAGCTTCGGCAATGTCGAATGCGTCCTTAGGATCGTATTTCTGAGCAAGGTACTGTTTCTCGTACTTCGAAACTTTGTTTTCACGGCGAAGGCTTTTTAACTCCTCTTCTGCCTGAGCTTTCTGCTCAGCTTCTTCAATAGCCTTTCGCTCCTGTTCGGAACTTGCTGCTTTCCACTTTTTCTTGTAATCAGCTGCTTCGGAATTTGCTTTTTCCAGAAGTGATTTAGGGACAAATCCTTCAAACTGACTTTTGTCAACTAAGTCTTTTTCGGCTAACACCGCATTAACTTCATCAAAAGTCATATCTTCTTTATAAGCATCACCGAGCAAATCTTTTAAGTCTGCCATTTTCTTACCTCCTGCGTTTTATACGAGTTCCCTCTCGATTAATTTTCTTAATGTTCCGTTTTTAAGACTTGTCTTGTCTCTTGCGTTTTTGAATAGCTTCCCTGCTATGTATATAAAAAGCACCCCACCATAAGGTGAGATGCTAATTTATCAATCTGAAACTGATTTTTGAGACGGCTGATCTGTTATATCTGGCTGTCTCTTTTTGTACGGATCATCATTTTTATCATCCGTCTTGTCTTCCGGAGTATCATTCGGGAACAGAACTTTATCAATTCTCTCCGCAGAATCAAGTGCTACCTGTTGCGGATCCGTAAATAATCCGACCGTCTCAATCGCCCTTAACGGGTCAATTCCAATATGAATTAATGTTGCAAGCGAATTACATTTCGTAGCCAAGTCGTATGTACGTGACCTTGAGAACTTAATATCTAAATCAGCTAAGCTGAGTTCGGAAATATCATCATCAACTTCATCACTATTTTTGATAATGCTTAAAATGACGGCCGTTTCTCTTCTTTCAGATGCGGTCCAAATCTGTTCCTTTGCTTTCGCATCTGTTTCTGCTGCCATCCAACCAGTTGACATATTCGTGGCACTTCCTGTACTACCACCAGACAATTCCGAACGACTTGGAACACTGCATATATCAAGAATTTGCTGTTTGATGTAATCAACTAATAACTGATTACCGGATTGGTCAAGCGCGCACTCTAAATATTTCAATGTTGCCGTTTTTCCGGTCGGTGATTTAGTAACAATCATTCCATCCTGACGCATCTGTTTGTACTGTTCATCGTCAATTTCAATGTTGTCACCCCACAACAAGTTTTGAACATGTTGTGCAATGTCATTTACCCTATCCGAATCTGTAGTATTCAGTGCATCCATCAATGGGATTGCCTTTTCAAAGCACCCCATACGGTCAAAATCATTGATATATTCTATAATCGGGACTTGCCCTAAAACATTCGGCAATACTTTAAAGTCCTGATAATAAGAACCGGAGGAGACACCTCTTTCAATTTCAAAATACTGATTTTTCGCATAGCATCCAAAAAGAATAGAGCCATCACTTCTCGGAAAATAGGTTACTCCAAGAACCGGCTCCCTATAGGCATCATTGCTATATACAACGAATGTATTCATAGGATTCAGAACCAATAAATCGAATACCGAACTTCCAGTTTTGAAACGTTTCGGCAATATCAACCTGTATCCGACACCGCAAGTCTTTACATCTTTTGCCAATTGCAGATCCTTTGATGATTTGCTCTCTTCTGTCAGCATTTCATTGATTGCAGCAATCCTCATATCTTCAATCTGTGATTCTTTACTGCCGAATATCTTCTGGATAGCTCTTTTGAAAAATCCGGCACTCTTCATATCTTTTCTTGCACGTTGTACATATGTAATTGGCGAGCCGAATTCATATCCCAATTTGAATTCAAGAATTTCAGATGCCATGTTATCAACGATTCGCTCATTGATTTCTGGCCGGACTTCCTTTTCTCTTTTCAGAATTGGCTGTTTGCCTCTTGCGTATTCAAAAAGATACTGAATTTCGCTCCTGTTCATTTCATGGATTGTATAAGCTTCACTAAGTACAGGAAGTATATTTGTCGCATCTATATTCAGTTCGTCTGTAAAAATCTGTTTTCTTCCAAATAACTCCACTTAGTTCCACCTCTGCATAAAAAAAGAACCTCACGTGACGGTACCGCGCAAAGCTCTTTTTCTCTTAATAATGAACGAATTACAATTTCTTCGATTATAATTTTACTACTGTAAAATGTGCATTTTGTGCAAATTTAGGCAGAAACGTATTTTTTTATCCTTTTTGACACAACCGATCTATCTAATCCAACTTTCATGGCTATCTGTTGCTGAGACATTCCGTCTTTCGTGTATTCTAGAATCATCTTGTCCTCAACATCATTCGCATTTGCAATTACCGTATCGATAGCCATTTCCAACTCATTAAGTCTTCGGATATCATCTTGAATCTTAACTTCCATTTCACGGCATTTTAAGTCCCATTCTTTCCTTTGATGAATTTCAGTATCCGTGCAACCACCGACCGTGAACCCACGTGGCTCATATGGAAAATTCGGATTAGATCCATATACCTTGCCGGAATATGTAGATGGCTGTTTTGCAATATACCGGTCAAGTTTTCTCTGGTCCCTTTCAAGGAGGACCTTTAATAATTTATAGTTTGCAATATCTTTTCTTGTAAGCTTCATTTCAATCATCCTCCTTAAATTCCAAGTGCTGCTCTGCTATATGTTGTTACCGTTGCACCAATAAGATTCTGTACAAATAATGCAAAGCTGGCCAATCCATCCGGTACATCATCATGTGGGTTCTTTCCACGAACTGAATAACTCAGCAAGAATCCCATCATCTTTCCGTAATCACTCTTTGGCTGATACTCTGTTCTTGCCTTAAACAGGACGTGTTTCTTAACCCAATCAGCATTTACTATGATCTTCGTTTCCTTGTTCGATTCCGTATATTTCGATGTGATATTGCACACACCACCTTTTGCTTCTACAAGT